ACTAGGTAGTTTAAAAATTACATTTAAAGGCAGGCCAAAATATTATCGTAATTTAGCTGATGAAATATCACAAGACCGAATGAGTTATATTGCTAATAAGGTTGCTTTTCTAAGACCAAAGTTAAAGGCTTTGGGTTTAAATAAAAGACAAATTGATACATTTGATGATCAAACAAAAGTTAATTTAATAGAATTGCAAAAATCAAATAATTATTCTTATAAAGTTAATACAGCTGGTACACAAGAGGGATTCTTAGATCCTTTAAGAACAAAGGAAGAAATGCAACGTGGTTTGAGAGCCCTTGATCAATTAATTAATGAACAAGGCACCACAAAACTTATAAAAGCTTCAAAAACTTACGATCAAACAACGGGTGCTGATAAACTAGAATCTTTAAATCAAAAGATAGATCAATACGTCCGTCACGTAAGTCAATCAAAAACAGAAAACTTAAGCACAAAATACGGGAGTCAACGCGCGTATAGATTACAAGGTGCAGAGGCTTATGATGAATTTATTGTGCAAATCACACCACCATCAAGACTTGGTAGGGCTCCTCGAAACGTTGCACATTTCGCACAAGAAGGTGAAGACCAATTGTACTTTGTAAGATATGGAACACGTTCAGAATATTATAATCCAGACTCAAAAATTTATGCAATAGATGAAATACAAGCGGATTTAATGAAAGGTTTTGAGGATGCCGTGAAATCTGGACAAAAGTTAGAGAAACCAATTAACCCGTACAATGTTGAATTTTTGGATGATTTAACAAATTTAAGATCAAGAGAATTAGTGTCTGATGCTCGTGAAATTTTAGATAAAGGTGTTATGGCAACACAACAAGAAAGAACAAAACTACAAGAACTCAATAATCAATTAAAGACTTTACTTCAAACCAATCAAACTACGACTGCTAAAAATGTATTAAAAGAAATAAAAAAACAGCCTTATCCCTACAGACCCGTAAGTTCAAAAGAGGATTATGCCGATCACGCAGTAAAAGTTTTAGCAAAAAGAGCAGCTTTAAATGATGTTGATTTTATTGCCGTTAATCCATCAAATATTCAACACGACATATTACAGGGTAAAAAGGCAGGAAACCAAAAGTTTTATGGTATGACTGAAGGTAAGGATGTGGATACTCAGGAAGTAATAAGAGAGCTTGAACGAAAGGTAGAGAGGGGTGCAACGTTAGACCCTACACAAGTCAAACTTTTAGCTAGTTTAAAAAAAGCACGCCCACCAAAAGGACGTGTTGTTGAGGCGATGGAAAGATTAGCTAAACAATACAACTCAAGAGTTGAAAAAATTATGGTATCTAAAAGCGATCCAAAAAAACCATTTAAAGTTGTAACTACAGTAGGAAGAGAAAACACAGCTTTACACCTAGGTGCATTTAGAACAAGAGATGAAGCACAATCTTATGCTAATTATATTGGCGAAGGTCTCGTAAAAGAGATAAAAGCAGATGATCCTAAAAACTATTATGAGGCTTTTGGATTATACATTTCAAATGAAATGAAAACACAACCGTTTAAAATCTATAGAAAAATAGGAGGTCTAGTCGTAGACCTTTTTAAATGATAGGATAACGTATGTCACAAATGCCGACAGAAAAACAAAGAAAAGAATCAGAAAATTTTGCAAAAAGATTTTCATTAGATTTTGATATTTTAGGTGGTTCTGCTGATCCTATTGAATCAAGTATGGATGCATTTTTTAATCCGCCAAAAAGAAAAAGATTAAAAACAAAAGGCAAAGGATTAGATCTTATAAGAAAAAAGAAAAGAGCTTTTGACAAGGCTTATCAAAATCGTAAAATGATTCCTGTGCCCTATGAAGCATTGCCAAGTAAAATTGACTTTGCTAGTTTTGCAAAAAATCAAATGATGGGTGCAAAAAAAGGAACGTATGTCACGGTTAAAACAAAACTGGCAAGAAATAAAAAAACAAGGATTTATTAATGGCTGAAGAATTAGAAGAAATACAGGACGAGCAAGAAGTAAACGTTGAGGTAACACCGGCAAACGAAGATGTTGAAGAGTTGGTTGAAGAAGAAAAAGATTTTTTTTCAAACTTAGCTGAGGATTTAGATGAAAGAGTTTTAACATCGTTATCATCACAACTTATATCCGATTATAAAAAAGACAAAGAATCCAGAGGTGATTGGGAAAAGTCCTACACATCTGGTCTTGATTTGTTGGGTTTTAAGTATATGGATGAGGGTCAGCCATTCAAAGGTGCAAGTTCAGTTACACACCCTTTATTATCTGAAGCGGTTACACAATTTCAAGCTCAAGCTTACAAAGAATTGTTACCTAGTGATGGACCTGTAAAAACTATGGTGGTTGGTGACTCTACTCCTGAAAAAGAAGCACAAGCACAAAGAGTAAAAGATTTTATGAATTATATGGTTACTGAAGCGATGGAGGAATATACCCCTGATTTTGACCAATTACTTTTTTATTTACCCCTTGCAGGTTCAGCATTTAAAAAAGTTTACTTTGATGATTTGATGAATAGAGCTGTAAGTAAGTTTATACCTGCAGAGGATCTTATTGTCCCTTACTATGCTTCGGATTTAAAAGATTGTGAGAGAATTACACATCTAATTAAAATGAGTGAGAACGATGTTTTAAAAAAAATGACATCAGGTTTTTATAGAGATGTAAAAATTTTCCCACAAGCTGCAGATGATGACCAAATTCAAGATAAATATGACTCAATAGAGGGTGTTTCTCCATCTGGTGACAAAGAATATCAATATAATATACTAGAGATGCACGTTGATATAGATCTTGACGAGTTTGCATTAGAAAATCCAGAAAAAAAAGTAAAAATACCCTACATTGTGACCATTGATGAGGGTTCTCAGGAGATTTTAAGCATTTACAGAAACTATCAACCTAACGATCCCCTATTTATGAGACGTGAATACTTTGTTCACTACAAATTTTTGCCCGGATTAGGGTTTTATGGGTTTGGTTTGATACATATGATAGGTGGTTTAAGTAAAACTGCCACCGCAGCACTACGTCAACTGCTCGATGCGGGCACTCTTGCTAATTTACCTGCGGGTTTTAAGTCAAGAGGCATACGAATAAGGGACGATGAACAGCCATTTCAACCCGGTGAGTTCAGAGATGTGGATGCACCCGGTGGTAACATTAAGGATCAGTTTCAAATTCTACCATTTAAAGAGCCAAGTTCAGTTTTAATGCAACTTTTAGGGTTTGTTGTGGAAGCAGGACAACGTTTTGCAGCAATTGCTGATATGCAAATTGGTGAGGATAAACAAAATCGTGCTGTTGGCACTACTCTGGCTCTCTTGGAACGTGGTTCTAGGGTAATGAGTGCTATTCATAAACGTTGTTACTACTCTATGCGACAAGAATTTAGATTGTTGTCCAATGTTTTTGCAGAATATCTACCTCCACAGTATCCTTATGCTGTTTATGGCGCAGACAGAATGATAAAAGCACTAGATTTCTCACCTGAGGTTGATGTTATACCAGTTGCTGACCCAAATACGTTTTCTCTCGCTCAACGGGTCACGCTAGCCAGTCAACAATTACAAATTGCACAAAGTGCACCACAATTACACAATATTCGAGAAGCTTACAGACGTGTTTACGAGTCGTTGGGTACAAAAAAGATTGATGATCTACTTTTACCGCAAAAAATACCACAACCGATTGATCCGGGTGTTGAAAATGCGGGAGCTTTACGTATGGAAGTACCAAAAGCTTTCTATTTTCAGAATCACGATGCTCATATTGCTGCTCACGCCGCTTTTTTGCAAACAAGAATGGTTCAAGCTAATCCTATGGTGTATGCATTGTTACAAGCACATATATCTGAACACATTTCATTCAAAGCCAGAGCTCAGGTTTTATTACATATTAAAACAGAAAGACTTGATTTACAAAGACTGGAGCAAGCTGATCCTAAAGCATATTTAGCCGAAACAGAAAGTATGATAGCTCGTGTTATTGCTGACTTAACACAAGAACTAGCTATGGCTGAGCAGGGCACAACAAAACCTGATCCGGTTGTGATGTTAAAAAATAGAGAGTTAGATATAAGAGCTATGGATATGCAAAGAAGAGCCGCTGAATTTGCTGCAAGTGAAGAAAGAAAGGGTGATGAGTTCTTCCAAAGACTAGATCTTGATAAAATGAAGAGAGAAGATGCCGAGGAGGCTTCAAAAGAACGTATTAGAGTAGCTGACGAAAAGTTAGACTTACAAGAAGCAAAAATAACTAACGAAATACAAAAAGGTGGTAATGAAAAATAGACTAGGCAAACCTTTTGGCCCACCACCTAAACGTGGTCCTAATCCTCAAGTACCTCCTGTAAAACTAAAAGAGGGAGGGTTTGATCCAGAAGGTAGTGGTTATGATTATAAAAATGCTCCTAAACCAAGCTTTAAACAATTAGGTTATTTTCCTAAATATGGTTCTTTAGATCCAAAAACTGGAATGGTTCTAAAAGGCAGAAAACATAAATCGTATGATGAAACACTGAAAGCAGAAGAGAAATTAGGTAATAAAATAATAAAAAAAGGTGCGAGGTATTATTCTGTTAAAAAAAAGAAAGAGGGTGGATCTACTATGGGTGGATGTCCATATAGAGAAGAAGGAGCAAGAAGTGACATTAAAGGCATTTCAGAAATACAAGTTAAGGGAAAAAAATTTACAGGTTTATTCTAAGATTGACTCAAAAGAAACTATACTCAACTTAATTTTAATTTTACTTATTATAGAAATTCTGATACATTCTATTGAAGTAATAATAGACTGTTTACCCTATATAAAATGATAAAAGGCGACTCTGAAGAATATAATTTAATTGTAGATCAAATAAAAAAATTAACAATTGACAGAGCCACACTTACTTGTGAAATCGGGTTACGTGAGGGTTTAGGTTCAAAAATAATTATGGATGCCATAAGAGAATATAAACCAAAACTTTATAAACATATTTCTGTAGATCCTTACGGTAGTCTAGCTTATCAGCATTATGACAAACCCGACAATATAATTAATGCTGGATATGATGATGAAATGATGCAACGGACAGTCACGGAATTATATAAAAATTATAAAGAGTTTAATTTTTTTAATATGACTGATGATTATTATTTTAAAACTATGGGCGAAGGACATCAGTTTTGTTATCAAAATAATCTTATGATTTATGGTTTGTATAAAGTCGTACATCTCGATGGTCCTCACACAACTGCTGCAATCGTAGACGAACTTGTGTTTTTTATACCTAGAATGGAAAATCAATCAATAATAATAATTGATGATTATAAACTGCTTAGTATGGGTATTGTGGATATGCTCCTAAAGACTTATAATTTTAATGTTGCTAAAGAAGGTGACAGTAAAATTATTTATAAAAAGGAGATATAATGTTTCAAGCAATTATTGGTCCTGTCGCTAAGTTGGCATCAACTTGGATAGAAGGCCGTCAAAAAAAAGCTGAACTTAAATCAAAAGTTGAGCTAACAAAATTAGAGGCAACTAAAACAAGAATTGAAAAAGAGGGGACTTGGGATGAAAAACAAGCAGATGCAGCAGCAGATTCGTGGAAAGACGAAGCTTGGACCCTTGCGTTCATTGCCATAATTTTTGCATCCTTCATACCCGCACTTCAACCTTATATGAAAGAGGGTTTTATCTTTTTAAAAAACGATTGTCCGGATTGGTTAAGCTGGGGAATTTTGGCTTCGATTGCAGGGTCATTCGGGCTAAAGAGTATTGCTAAGTTCAAAAAATAGATTAAAATATACTCAGTGGACTGCGGTCACGATGACAACCAGCACTTCTAACAATGGAGATAATTATGTGGTCTAAACCTATAATTACAGAAATTTCTGTTGGTCTTGAGATTAACAGTTATGCCTGTGCTGAAAAGTAAAGTGATGGGGACTATGTCCCCTCACTACTAAGGAGAGTGATATGTTATTAACTAAAAAATTTATTAAATTTAACAATCTTATTGTTAAAATACCTTCGGCTACCAAAAGGGTTTGGGACTTATCTGAAAACAGATGGGGATACAAACTTGTCAGAGATATTTAAAATAAAAGATTGTAGTGGTGAAAAATTTCCAAATAGAAGACGAGTGCTTGAGTATAAATCACCAGTAGTATGTTATGGTAAAAAAGTTTCACAAAGCAGAAATAAGGTTTGCAAAAAAAACAAAGAGGCGTTATAAATCTGTAGGCAAAAAACATAGAAAAAAACTTGGGCCTAAATCACATTTGCGAGTATATGCTTGATATTGATACAGTACAATCTATAAGACACTTTATAAAAAAAGAAATTTTAAAAACAAAAGATCATATCTGCTATGGTATAGACAAGTTAGATCAACTACATTATGCTAAGGGTAAGCTCAGTGCACTAGAGGCACTGCTTCAGGACTTAAAAGACCTGCAAAATAGAGAGGATAATGTAGATGACATTGATCAAACCTGATAAAAAACTCGTTGTTCCACCTGCGAATGATGAGGAAGAACCTTTAGTTCCTAAAGGTACAAAAGAAACAGAAGAATATCTTAAAATACTTCCAAAACCAGTAGGATACAGACTTTTAGTAAGGCCTTATCAGCCTAAAAAGAAAACTAAAGGAGGCTTGTATTTAACAGAGCAAACCTTAGAGACACAACAACTAACAACAGTGGTTGGGCTTGTTGTAAAAATGGGTGACCTTTGTTACAAAGATAAGCAAAAATTTCCAACTGGACCGTGGTGTAAAGAGGGTCAGTTTATTGTTTATGGACGGTATGCTGGTGCTCGTTTTAAGACTAAATACGGTGAACACAGAATCTTAAATGATGATGAGATCATCGGCACTATTAACAAACCCGAGGATATCCTCGCTTTATTCTAAGGATTAAAAATGCAAGAAGAAAACAAAGTAGAATTAGATACAGATGACGTAAAAGAGGAAACTCTTACAGTGGCTGAAAAAAAAGAGGAGGAAACTCCAAAAACTGAAGAGGTTGATCTTGGTTATACTGATCCAATTAAAGAAGATACCAAAACAAAAGTTATAGAAGAACCAAAAGAAAATAAAGACGATCTAGAAAATGTTTCACAGAATGTGCAAAAAAGAATTGCTCAACTCACTCGAAAATACAGAGAAGCTGAGAGAAGAGAAAAAGCAGCTTTAGATTATGCAAAAGGATTGCAAAATAAAATGTCTGGTTTACAAAAAAATGCTACGGACACCGACAAAAATTATGTTGCGGAGTTTGATGCCCGTGTTGATGCACAAAGAGAACAAGTTAAAGTAAAATTAAAAAAAGCAATTGAAGAAAACAATGCCGATCAAATTATGGAGGCCAACGATGAATTAACACGTTTAGCTGTTGAAAAAGAAAAAGCAAGAATTAAAAAAGATAAAATAGAAACAGAAACAAAAGCTGCAGCAGAACAACCACAACAAGCACCACAACCACAGAATTTACCTCAACCCTCAAAAAAAGCGGAAAAGTGGGCTGAAGATAACGAATGGTTTGGTAGTGATAGGGTTATGACAAGTGCTGCATATGGAATACACGAAGACTTAATTACACAGGGGTTTGACCCAGAGTCAGATGAGTATTACAATGAAGTTAACAAACTTATTAGGGAAAATTTTCCTCATAAGTTTGCTGATGAAAGACAACAACCCGTCCAAACTGTTGCCTCTGCGGGGCGTAAACAGGAAGGGCGCAGAACTGTGAAACTCACTCGTTCAGAGGTGGCTATTGCCAAAAAATTAGGAGTGCCGCTAGAATTATACGCAAAACACGTGAAAAGGTAGAAATATGAATGATACTATAAAAAGAAACTCACGCGCGTCACAAGAGAATAAGCCAAATAGGAATAAACCTTGGACGCCACCGTCAAGTCTAGATGCTCCCCCTGCACCACAGGGCTTTGTGCATCGTTGGATAAGAACCGAACTCGTTGGTCAAGCTGATACAGGTAATGTATCAAAAAAACTAAGAGAGGGATGGGAATTTGTAAGAGCTGAGGAGATTAAAAATCAACTTGGTGATCACGACTATCCAGTGATACAAAGCGGACAATATCAGGGGTTAATCGGGGTTGGTGGCCTTGTGTTGGCAAGGATACCTGAAGAAACTGTCGAACAGCGCAAGCGATACTTTCAAAGTATCACAGCTGACCAAGTGAAAGCCGTTGACAACGACATTCTAAGGGAACAACGACCAGAGATGCCTGTTAATATTAACAGACAATCTCGTGTAACTTTTGGTGGTGGACGTAAATCATAATTTTTTGATAAAAGCCATCGCTGTATTTGTTTAACTTAGTTATAAAAGGAGATAACATATGGCTAACGTAGCTGAAAAGTTTGGTCTAAGACCATACAAGTCGTTGAATGGTGCTCCGTGGAATAACGCCCAAAACAGATACACGATAAAACAAAATGAAGGTACTGCAATCTTTCAAGGTGACTTAGTTGTCCCAACGTCTACAGGTAATGTAGCTAGACATAGTGCAGGTACTTCGGATCACGTTGTCGGTGTATTTAACGGGTGTTTTTACACAGACCCAACAACACAAAAACCTACCTTTAGCAATTTTTACCCTGGATCTATCAATGCAGATGACATTGTTGCAAATGTAATTGATGATCCTGATACATTGTTTCTAATGGATGCTGATGCAGCATTTACTAGATCAGAACTGTTTAAAAACTATTCTGTAACCAATGTAACTGGTAATACTGTTACTGGTATTTCAAAAGTTCAACTTGATGTAAGCACAGGTGATAGTGCATCTACATTTATGGTAATGGCTGTAGATATAAGCCAAGATCCTAACAATGAAGATACTACTACTGCTAATGCAAACGTTCTTGTTAGAATTAATAATCACTTCTACCGTCAAAGCGGTGGACTAACTTAGAGAGGTAAATTATGGCTATTTCAAGATCCCAGTTGGTCAAAGAGTTAGAACCAGGTTTAAATGCTCTCTTTGGCTTAGAATATAATAGATACGAAAACGAACACGCAGAAATCTTCGTTGCAGAAGCATCAGATAGAGCTTTTGAAGAAGAAGTAATGCTTACAGGTTTCGGTAGTGCTCCAGTAAAAGAAGAGGGTGCAGGGGTCACATTTGACCAAGCAACTGAATCTTTTACAGCAAGATACACTCACGAAACTATTGCTATGGCATTTGCTATCACTGAAGAAGCGATAGAAGATAATCTATACGATAGATTAGCTGCTCGTTATACAAGAGCATTAGCTCGTTCAATGGCAAACACTAAGCAAGTAAAAGCTGCAAATGTACTTAACAATGCATTTAACTCAAGCTTTGCTGGTGGTGATGGTGTAGAACTTTGTTCAACACAACATCCACTTGCTACTGGTGGTGTATTCGCTAACGAATTAGCAACTGCTGCAGACTTATCTGAAACCGCACTTGAGCAATCTTTAATTGATATTGCTGCATTTGTTGATGAAAGAGGTTTGAAAATTGCTATGCAGGGTGTAAAACTGATCATTCCAAAAGAACTTCAGTTTACTGCAGAGAGAATTTTAAGATCTCCACAGAGAGTAGCGACAGCTGATAATGACATTAATGCTATGGCTTCAATGGGTATGATCCCACAAGGTTATAGAGTTAACCATTATCTGACTGATACGGATGCTTTCTTTATTATGACAGATGCACCTAATGGACTAAAACAGTTTGTTAGAGCACCAATTAAAACTGCTATTGAGGGTGACTTCGATACAGGTAACGTAAGATTCAAAGCAAGAGAAAGATATTCTTTTGGTTTCTCTGATCCAAGAGGTATTTTTGGTTCTCCAGGAGCTGCTTAAATATTACGATTAATATTGATTAAAAGGGGCTTACGAGCCCCTTTTTTTTATGTATAATGAATCTACCAAGATAATATAAACTAAATGTAGACTGACTTGGCAGACCACCCTAGAGGACTACATTTTTTAACCTAGGAGAAAACTATGGCAGGTGTACATTTTACAGGCCCAATTTTATTTGCGGGTGTAAATGACAATAAAAAATGGTTTAAGGATTTACTTATAGACAAAAATCCAGATTACGTGGTTTATTTTGATGATTTTGACAGAGTGGGTTTTGACTCTGCCACAGGTCACAGATGGACTGTTGTAAAAGATTCAGGAGCATCGGTAGCAATAGCTGCTGATCAGTTAAATGGTTTACTAAATTTAAGTTCAGCAGGAACCACAGACAACGATGGTGCTTCTATTCAGAAGAATGAAATATTTCAAGTACAGGAATC